GGCCGGCAAGTGGCTTTCCCAAATCTTCTTGGCGGGGGATCTGCCGGGGGAGCGCCGCTGGTGATCAATAAGCACGAGGATTATTATGTGATCACCAGCGGATTAACCGCCACTCAATTCAAAGTTTCCGAAACTCCGGGTGGATCAGAGGTCAACATTACTGCCGACGCGTCCGGCTACTCTTGCTGCCAGGTGCGCGAGAAACATTCGACCATGGGTCGATTCGCGGTCACGGGAACGGCGAGCGATGATTTGTTCACTTCCCAAGCTCACGGACTGAAAGTCGGCGATGCCATTTGGTTCAATTGGATCGTTGGCGGCACGGGCATCATCGTCACTCCGCCCGCGGGCGCCGGAGCGGAGAAGTTTTACTATGTGATCGCCTCGGGACTCAGTGCGAACACGTTCCGGGTTTCGGATACGGCGGGCGGCCCAACGATCAATTTTACCAGCGACCTGACCGAGGGATTTGCCTTCACCCGCAACCCGTACTTCGGCCATGGAAATGCCATCTACATCGGCGCTAAAATCATGCGCCCATCGATAGCCAGAAACATCTGCCGGCACGTCGATCGACATGGGATCGAGATCGTCAACCCGATCACGGGATCTGGCTTCGCCACGCGGGTCACCGACAATGTCTGCGAGGATTGTATGTTTGGGATCTCCCTCACGGTGGCGAGCTCGGGCATAGTCATGGGCAATCAGATCGAGCGGGCCGCGAACATCGGAATCGAGCTGACCAACTTCAACCCGCAGTCGCTCGGTCAATACATTTGCACCGGGAACATTGTAAAGGACATCCGATACAGTCCAGACGCTAGAACATCAAGCCTGGGAATTTCGATTGATGAAGTCATCGTGCCGTGCCTGGTCGCCAACAATCAAATCGGCAAGATCACAAAGAAACCCACTGTGTCAGGCGAAGCCATCGGCATTCAGATGTGGGCGGATAATCCCAATGGCGTGGCGAACATCACCATCAGGGGTAATGTCTTTACCGATTCGGGCAATGTCTCCATCTATGGGGCCAGTGGAGGGGGCGGGACTTTTTACACGCGATACGTCATCGATGGTAATACCTTCCTTTACACTGCGCTGTACGATTCCATTTATGGGACGCTTTACGCGTCCTGGCCGGCCATTTACTTGGTCAATGTCACGCTCGCCGTGGTGCGCAATAACGTCTCGTGGTATCCGAGCGCGCCAGCAAAGCTCTTTGGCACCTTCGCGAACGGGGGTGGCTCAACGATTTACATTGGCGACTCTGGCGTGGCGCCGGCTACGGCGACCGCAGCATTTCTCGGGTCAAATTTGAGAATCGGATATTAGTGAGGAGTGAGGTAGTGCGCCTCCGTCACCGCGCTGGTCGTATGCCCGAGGTTCGCCCGGGCGGCCTCGATGCCCGCGAGCCTGGCCGCCACCGCATCGGCCGTGAGCTGGGCCACATGGTCAGCATAGAGCCCGCGCAGACGGTGCAAGGGTTTCCCTGCTCTCACTCCGGCCACGTCCCTAAGCCACCGCTGCGGCTCGTGAGCGAACCAGTGGCGGCGGTCTGAGCCATCGGGCGGATCGGGGACCACGAGGGCGTCCGGTTTCTGGGCCGCCGTCCGCAGCCATTCGGCTAGGCGCGGCTCGATCACTTGGGCCCGGTAGGGACGTCCGGTTTTCGTCCACCACGATTCCTCTGGCCGGTCCCGCAGGGCGATCGAGACGACGCCAACCTGGTCCTCGATCCAGGATCCGCGAAACGCCTTGATCTCCTCCCGCCGCAGGCCGGCGAACCGTGCGAGGCCGATCACGAGCCAGAGGCGATCAGTCACCTCGAGTGCCGACCAGCCTTCCACGACCGCCGCGTCATCGATCGCAGAGGGCGGCAGGTAGGGGACCGGCAGCATCACCGCCTCGCCCGCATCAGGCCGCAGATCCAGACCCGCCGCTCGATACGCCGGCAGGAGCGCGCGTAGGAACAGGCACCGGGCCGCCCGCACCGCGGCATTGATCGCGATATTCTCCCGATACCTCGTGACGAGATCGAACCGCCGGCCAGCCCGCTCGAGCGCCTGGCGCTGATAGAGTTGCCAGAACTCCGGCCCGACTTCCCGGCACGTCACCGTCCCCAACTCGCGCCCGATCACGCGGCAGATGCCTCGGAGCCTCGAGACGTTGTTCTCGGCCACGTTTCCTTTGGTCCTTTTCGGTGTCTCAATGTAGACGTCGGCCAGCGCCTCGAGCGTCCCGCCGCCCTTCCGGCTGTGCCGCGGGTCATTGGCCCGGCGATCGAGGTATTCGCGGGCCCGCCGGGTCGCTTCCTTGAGGTTCTTCGTCCCGGTCCGGAAGTCCGCCAGCCGTCCTTTCGCCTTCGACCGCAGCCGCCAGCCGGTCGGCTCGTAATACATCGGCCATTCCCGCCCGTCGAACTGGATGCGCGTGGGGCGCACCTGGGGCGGGATTGGGGCGCGTTTGGTCATTTCGCGTGCGTAGCTCACGCTAGTTCACGCACAGCTCACGCGCAACCCGCGCTTAGTCCGCGCTCATTTTGAGCGCGCGCGGGGTGCCGACGATCGGACTTGAACCGATACTCTCCTTTCGGAGAACCAGATTTTGAAGCTTAAACTGACCTTTAGAACCCGTTAACGCTTAGAGAGCGATAAAGGTCTGGGGCGCTGCGTGGGGCGCGGGCTTCTAATAGCTGTCGAGGTGGAGTTCTATTCGAGAGCCCCGAGGTAAATGCCGTGCGAAAATGTGAAATTGCCAATTTGCGCAGTAGAACGCAAGGACGAGGAACCCGACCAGGACGCAAAGGATTGCGAAGAGTAGGGACGCAATGAGATTGCGCTTTAGAGCCCTCGCTCCTCGCTGGAGTAGTCTTCTCCCTCGCTGCAACAACTTTGAAAAGGCGCCGGGACCGGAACGCTGTAGCGCCCTCTCCTTGTCCATCAAGTCCCCCATCTTGCGTCTGGCCTTGAGCTTAAGGACTACAGCGCGATTTATGAGCGGTGGAGCAGCGCCGACATTGTAGGCATAGACGCGGGCGGCCTCGGCGAGTTTGTAAGTTTTCACCGCCTCGGCCGGCGTGGTAGCCTCGGCCAGCAACATTTCTGCGTAGGACAGTCTTTTCACCAGAATGTCGGCCTGCTCGGCTGCGAGGTTGGACAAAATGCGGACTGTGGCGGCGGGGGATGCGATGCTCATGATGCGGGGTTTTGCGGGAACGGGATGATTTCAGCTAGGCGCAGTTCGCGTTTCTCTTCGGTTTCTTCGCCGGAACCTTTTTTTCGGCAACCTTCCAGAATTCCTCAAAATCAATGGGCATGTGGAGCTTCCCTTGATGCAGGGCCACATAATCGCGCAGAGCGTCGATCGCCCACCTGACAATCTGAATATCGTTTGTCCCGAATTTTACCGCCAGCCGATGAACATCCTCAAGCTGTTCAGGCTCAAGGCGTATAGAAATCGAGCTTGTTTTCGCCATAGCTAATTGACGCCGAAAAGTGTCAAATGGCAACATTATTTTATTGACGCCTAATGACGCCTCGTGTAAACATCAGGCGTCATGAGAAAACCACTTTCAGTGCGGCTGAGTCCGGAACAGCTCGCATTTGTGCAGGAGATGGCGACCGAGCAGATGGGGACGGCCGCTCAGATTGTGCGCCTCGCGGTGGCGGCCTTCGCCAAGAGCCACCGGGAGCGCACCAAGCCAGCCGGCCGCAAGGCCAGGAAAAAGGAGGCATTGTCATGATGGCCTCGCCCCGCTCCGAGCCGCGGCGTTGCTTCGAGGATGACCCGCCGGGATTCTCGCTGCTGCCTCTCGCCGATCCCTTGGTGGTCTCACCAGAGGAGATGGCGGTCGCTGACTGGCTGAGAATCCGCCTCGCCGAATTACACGAGCGACACGGAATCGCCGCGCTGAGCGTCCACGCGACCTGGTATCCTCACAATGGCCAGATCGACGCGCGGTGGGTCCTGCATTCGGGCGGTGAATGCGTCATCGACCAGAGGTCAATCGCCCAGGGGGTCCGCGCCCTAAAGGCGAAGCTGGCAGAGCAGCAAACCGAAACCGAGGCGCCATGAAAGTCTCGATCCACATGATCGCTGCCCACACCGGGCATCATTACTCGACAATAATTCGAGCACTGGCTGCTTCACGCGTCCCTGTCGAGCGACTCCCTGGCGTGCGTGGACCGCGAGTGCCTCTGCATAAGGCGAACAAGATGATCGCCGACCACTGGCCGGAGATCCCCCCGATGTCCGCGCCCCGGGTGCTCGAAGAGGAGGAGGTTACGGCGGCGGCGGCCAGGCGCGATCCAACGAACAGCGAGTCCCTGGCGATGCTCCGGAGGGCCGGCAAATGAAATTTCACCTCGACGGTCCCCATACGCCGCAGCGCCCCCCGATGGGTTACCGGTTCCCTTATCTGCTTCTCCTGCCGACCTGCGTCGTCGCATTTCTCTTGGGAATCCTAGTCGGAAAATACTGGTTTTGATCACTTTATGTCTAACTCAACAATCGACAGAACCGCCATCGTCCCTCGTCCAGCAATGCTCGTCAGCCGCACTGGCTTGGAGATAAGAACCCTCGACGACGTGTGGAGGTTCGCGACTTGCCTGGCGAAATCCGGTCTCGCTCCGAAAGGGATCGAGTCACCGGAGGCGATCACGATTGCGGTGCAAATGGGAATGGAGGTCGGGCTGCCGCCGATGGCGGCGCTGCAGAACATCGCAATCGTTAACGGCCGCCCAAGTTTATTTGGTGATGCCATGCTGGCGGTCGTGCGCGCGACGGGCGACCTTGAGGAGTTTACCGAGTGGTTCGAGCAGGACGGGAAGCGGATCGACCGGACGCCGTCGGAATACAAGGACGGCACGACTGCCGTCTGCCATGTGAAACGGCGCGGATACGACGCGGCCCCGGATGTTGCGTTCTCGGTCGCCGATGCGAAGCGGGCCGGTCTCTGGGGCAAGCAAGGGCCGTGGTCGCAATACCCGTTCCGGATGCTCAAGTTCCGCGCGCGGGCGTTCGCGCTGCGCGATGGCTTCGGCGATGCCCTGCGCGGGATGCTGAGCACTGAGGAAGTGCAGGACATGTCGCCCAAGGAAGTGAGCGGCCGCGTGGTCGAGACGGCCAAGCCCGAGCCATTCGGCACACAATCTCCTCCGCCCGCCAGCGAGAACGACGAGGTTCTGGGAGGGTCCTCGCCTGGCGCTGACGTGGCGGAGGCCACACCGCAGCCTGAAGCCCCAAAGCCGGCACGGCGGACGGCGAAGCCAAAGCCCAAGGCGGAACCCGAGGCGCCATCCGAGCCCGACGAAATTCCCTTCGGCTTGGAAGGCGGGCCGGGAACCCCGGCACAGGAACTTCGCCGGCGGGTCAAAGAATCCGGCGTCAACGTCGAGCGATTCAACGAGCGGCTCGCCGCGAATATGTGGCCGCCGCTGAGCGCGATTTCCGGAGGCGAGGCAGCCGAGGCTCTGGAGCTTGTGTCTCAATTGATTACGGAGGCAACGCGGGTATGAGCGTCCTCGCCGTCACATCGCCGCGAATCCACACCGGCATGCCGTTCGGTGAGTATAGGGCGCTCGATCGTCTCAACTTCTCCCTGCTCAAGCATCTGCTCGAAAGCACCGCGGCATTCCGCGCGGCGCAGGTTGCGCCACCGAAGCAAGCGACGCCCGACATGCTGATCGGATCGTGCATCGACTCGCTAATTCTGGAAGGGAAGGAATATCCCCACGCCGTCCGGCCCGAGGGAATGGACTACCGCAGCAAGGAAGGCAAAGCCTGGCGCGATTCGCAAACGCTCCCGATCCTGACCAGCGACGAGCGCGAGCGCGTGGATCGGATGGTCGAGGCTGTGATGAGAGAGAAGGAAGCGGTGGACGCGCTACACGCCTGCCCAGAGCGGCAAGTGTCACTCGAGGCGACGATCCTGGGCGTGCCGGTGAAGTGTCGCCTGGACGGCGCGAACATCCGCAATCGGTTCATCATCGAACTAAAGAAGTGTCAGAGCACATCCCCGAAGCTGGGCAAGGGGACATGGGGAGAGACGGTTTACGAGCGGCATTACCTTTTGCAGCAAGCCATTTACGAAGCCTGCTTCGTTGAGGCCACGGGCTCGGACGCGCCGATTGAATGGGCGTGGCTCGCGGTGTCCGACACTGACCCGCCGGTTGTCGCCTTGCCGCGCGCGACTGAGCAGCAACGCGCGATCGGGCAGGCCCAGCTAGCGAGAGTCCTAACGGAATTCAAGGCCGCGCAGAAGTCGGGAAAATGGTGCTGGACTTACTTTGAATTACCAACGTGGAGCGTGCGCGAAGTCGAGAATCTTTTGCTCAAATGACTGACATAGTAAAACGAACCTTCCGCGCCCGGTTCGGCGACCGCCTGCGCCGGTGCCGGAAAAAGCGGGGACTTACCCAGGATCAGTTGGCGCGGAAACTCGGGAACCCAACAACTGGCGTGTCCATATCGAGCTGGGAGACCGGCCGATACATTCCGCAATTGGAGAATCTCCGTCGCCTGGCCGATGCCCTCGAAGTGAAGGTTGATCGACTCCTGCCGCGCGAATGACCATCAACCCAATGATCACCGCCACCATCGAAATTAACGAACTCCCAAACGGCGTCATCACCTGTGACTTCCAGCCAGGACCAGCCTCCCCTGCCACCAAAGCCGAAATCAAAATGGCCTCACTCATCGACTCTGCCATCCAAGCCGCCATGCACATCGCCCTCATGGGCTCTCCCCGCGGCGAAATGGTCGAGGCCGCTGACAACTCCGCCAACATCGATCCCCTCGCTGACGCCCTCAAAGAACGCGCCCGCAACCTCCCGCCGCGCGAATGACATACGACCCGTCACTGGAACTGGACGAACTGCGGGCACGGGTGGCCGAACTCGAAGCCGAGCGGGACCGCTGGCGTGGTGTCACCTGCCGCTTTCTGGACGCTTGTGTCGGAACCTACAACCCTGAACTGGCTGAACAGGCTGCGGAAATGTTCGATGAGTTAAAAGCCGCGCTCGCGGTGCAGGAGGAGGAGAAATGATCAAAGCAGACGCTCAGAATCTGCGGCGGGCGGCGGACCTGCATGACGCGGAAGCACAAACGTGGCGCGATGGTTATTGCGTCAAGCAAAACGGCAAATGGGTATGGCCGGAAACCGAGAATGAATTTGAGCGTGACATCGAAACACGAGTTCAGCGTCTTGAGACTTCATCGAGGATTCTGCGCGGCATGGCGGATAAAATCGAGGCCGCCCTAGCCGTGGGCATGGAGGAGGGCACGAAGCCGTCATGAAAACCGACTGGTGGTTCCTCCTCAGCGTCGGCGTCTGCTGCGCCTCGGCCGTCTTCATGTGCTGGGTCGTCTATCGGTTTATTCGGATGTGAAAGCGGGCACGCGATGGACCAGGGAACAGCTAAGGGCGAAAGGCTTCGTGCCTGACCGCGGTGGCATCGTTCGCCTGCCTGAGTCCGAATGGAAGGAACGGCACGGCGCACTCGAGCCGGCGCCTGCGCCCAAGCCTTCGCCAATCCGCATCCCGCGCTCCCGCACGCCGAATGCCACTGAACAACGATGGCTCGATGAACGCGGGTTCCAGCTCTGGCCAGATTGTTACTTCCGTTACGAGGCGCTCAGCTTCCGCCTGGAGTCCGGCGCCGGCTACTGCCCAGACTGGACAGGCTGGCGCGCGGGCGAACTCGTGGCGTGCGTGGAAGTGAAGGGCGGCTGGGACCACGGGTCGCACTCGCGCTCGGCGCTGGCGTGGAAGACGGCCGCCTCGGAATGGCCCGCAGTGGCGTGGATCTGGGCGCGCTGGGATGGCCGCGAATGGAGGGAAACTACGATCGAACCCAGGAGGCGCGAACCATGACATGTGGCGAAATGTGCGTGAGTTACGCGTGGGCTACGCGTGAGCTACGCGTGGAGTGCGCGCGTTACAAAAAAAGGCGCGCCGAGTTACACTTTGCTGGTGCAAATCGGAGCGAGGTGGTGGTATAAAACCCTTGCCGTTCTTGCCGGCTTATGTCATCCCTCAAAAGCCACCCCTTCCGTTCTGCCGGTGCCCCGATCTCTCGGGGGCAAGACACCGGTAGAACCGAGGGGGTTCTTATTGTCTGGATTTGGGTTCCGTATAACATCCAATGAGCGTAAAACCTAGAAAGAGAGCCAGGATTGTAACCTTCAAAGGGACGCCGACTTGCGAAGCCTGCGGAGAGGCTCCGGCAATGTCATTTTCTTACTTCCATCCCCGAGTTGATGGCACCCCCGCGCGATGGATGTTCTGCTGTGAATGCACGAGCGAGAAGGAGGTCTACTATATTGAATTCCATAGATTTTTCGCAAGCCCGGCCGCAACCGTGGATTGGCTTGCTCACATGCATGAAAAATCCTGGATGGACTGGCCCGACTTCATGGCCATGATGCATCGGTTCAGGGCGGCGACGGCTAGTTACTGGTGTACCGGAGGATGACGGGCCAGGCACCGCCAAGGCCGAATGAAAACCAGCCAGTCATTCCAATTCTACCCAACCGACTTCCTCATGGGAACCGCCCTCCTAACATGCGAACAGAAAGGCGCATATATCGTGCTTTTGTGTCACCAGTGGGAGACTGGTGGATTGCCAAACGACGCGAAGAAACTCGCGCGACTTTGCGACACCTCCGATGAAAATATTTCTGAGATTTTATCGAAGTTTCAGTCAGGAAAGGACGGGCTTCTGCGTAACAGGCGATTGGAGGCAGTGAGGAAGGAGTCAGAAGCCTATAGAAAATCAAGGAGTTCCAACGGGGCGAAGGGTGGTAGACCGAAAAAGCATATGGTTTCCACATGCTTACCACATGGAAAGCATAGCGAAAGCCCTCCGTCTCCGTCTCCGTCTCCGTCTCCGTCTCCTGAGAGTCAGAGCGCGCCGGGGGCGCGCGAGACCGCCGTTATTTTTGCCGTCAACCTCGGAATTCCTCCTGAATCGGCCGCGCTGTGGTGGGACGACCACGACGCCCGCGGCTGGGTGGACAGCAAAGGCCAGCCCATTCGCCGCTGGCAATCGTCGCTCAAGGGTTGGGCCGTGAGGTTTGGCACCAACGCGAAAGCGTTCAAACGCCAGAAAACCGGCATCCCATCGAGGGACTACTGACCATGGCTATCACTGACACATTCAGGGCCTTACCGTCAAAGCCCGAAGCGGAAAAAGCCGTCCTCACGCTGGCCCTCCAATCGCCCGAGTGGGAGACCGAACTCGCCTTCCACGGCTTCCGCTCAGAGTGGCTCCACATCCCGGCACATCGGCGCCTCTGGGCCGAAATCGCATGGATTCGCGAGCAACGGCCGGACGAGAGAGAGGTCGATGCGCTGGCCCTGCAATCCCGCCTGATTGCCCTTGGGGCGCTCGAGGTGATCGGCGGCCCGGCAACGCTACTCGAAATCGTCGGCGGCATCGCCGGCTCGCCATCGCCCGAAAATGCGGCATTCTACGCCGGAGTCCTGCGGCAGGAGTGGCAGCGGCGCGAGGCAATAGCCACCTGTTCGCGCCTCCTCGCCGTGGCTTACATGGCCGGCGGATCATTTGACCACGACCTCAGCACCGCACTGACTTCGCTGGCGGCCCTCAGCGCGCCGTCTGCCTCGTCCAAACTCGTCAACGGTGCGGATGTCCTGCGCGAGTTCATCACGAGCCTGGAGGAGGCCTACGAGGCCGGGGACGAGCACACGTCCGGCCAACCAATCTCCACCGGAATTCCCGAACTCGACGAGAAAATTGGCGGGCTGATTCCAGACCTGTGGCTCATCGGCGCCGAGACCTCTGCCGGGAAAACCGTCCTGGCGATGCAGCTCGTTCGCGCCGTCCTCCGAGCCGGACAGCGAGCCCTCGTCTTCCCACTCGAAATGACGGCGATGAAGTTGGTTCGCCGCGTGGTCGCCGCAGAGAGTCGCATCCCAATGTCGCGGCTGATGCACCCGCGAAAACTCGGCACTTCTGACTGGCCGAAACTCGTCGGGCCTGGCAGCGATTGGAACGCGAAGATGCTCACGATCTACGACGATTCCGACCTGCACATTCAGGACGTGCGGGCCATCGCCCGCGGGGAGCACGCCAAGGAGCCGCTCGGATGCGTGCTGCTCGATTACGTCCAACTCGCCACTGCTGGCCGGTTTCGTGACCAAGCGAACCGCGAGCAGGAAATCAGTTTCATTGGCGCCGAGTGTAAGAAGATGAGCAATGAACTCGGAATCCCTGTCATCGCGCCGACGCAACTGAACGACGACGGGAAGGTGCGCGAGAGCCGCGCGCTGAAGCATCATGCCGGGGTTTACCTCGTCATCGAATCGGACGCCGGCCGCATCCTCTGCGCAAAGAATCGCGACGGAGAGCGAGATTGGTCGATGCCTTACAAGCTGGTTGGGGACATTCAGACTTTCGAGCGGTGACCCCTGGCAGCCCCGCCACGGCGTTTACACTACCCCTCCCACCACCCTCCGCGCCTCCTGGAGCGGCTGTGCGAGCCAACGCCAGGCAATCTGGGCGGCATGTGGCGCGTCGCCGGCAAAGAGGATCGGCGCGTACCTCCTCGACCAGGCCGCCACCGTGCCGACGATCGACTGCGGGCTCAAGCCGCCGCGCATCCGGATGAGCGACGGGAAATCGCTCTCGACGATGATGACGAACGCGTCGAGGTGCCGGGAGCGGACGAGTTGCCGCTCGAACCGTTCCCGCTGGCCGCCGACGCACGAGAGGAAATCGAGTCCCGTTTTCCGCTCGACCACCGTCCCCTCATTGGTGGCCAGGCAGAGGTCGCCGGTTGCCAGGCATTTGCGTTCGACGCCCCATCCCTCGGGCAACCACTCTCCCCACGGGTGGGGCCACGGTTCCCGGCTGTCGATCAGCAGCAGGTGTGAATTTTCGATTCACAACTATGCACAAGTGTCGGAATTCTTTACAGTAATTAATTCTAATTTGAGTGGCGCGAGTTACGCAAACGACGTAAAAAGTGCCCGCATGAAACTCATCCTCATCACACTCCTCTCCCTCGGGGTCTCCAGCACGGGGCTCGGGGTCACCATCTCCAATCCCCTCTCGCTCCAGACGCAGTATCTGGTCGGCATCGTCAACGGCCAGCCGGGCAACTCGAACATTGCGACCGAGACGCTCATCGCCCAGCACATCCTCGACCTCGCTCTCGGCCAGGTTGATGGTGCCTACGCCGCGAATACCATCTTCAACTACGCTGGCACCATCACCTCGAACGGCGGGCAGCACCCGGACCTGATCGTCGGCGACGGCATCGTCTCGATCCCGGCTGGCTGGGGTGGTGCCTTGGTCAAATACGATGGCAACAACGCGGGCTACGCCTTGTTCGTGTTCGGCGGCACCGCCTCCACGATCCCCGAGTATCCTTGGGATCTGTGGACCAGCAACCACGAGCAGTATCGCATCTCGCACTACACCTTGTTCTCAGGTCAGGGCGACGTGACCCCGACGCCTTTCAGCGTGCCGGAGGGCGGCACGGGCGTCGCTCTCCTTGGCTTCGTCATTGCGGGCCTGGGCGTCGCTCGCAGGGTTCTTTCGAGAGCGTCTGCGATTGCCTGACCGGAAGGGCGGCTGACGAACTCTCGGAGGCTGGGGAGGGGCGACCTTCTCCAGCCTTTTTGTTGCCGCAGGCCTCACTTTTTGTGCCATCCCAACGCACCAAACGTGCCTTTTTGTGCCTTTTTCATCCCGGGCGGAAAAGCCACTTTTTGTCCTTGACCTTTGCCACACTCTCGTGATTCCCTTTCGCTCAACATGTGGCAACGGTCGCTCTGGCATGACTCAGCTCACTTCGTTCCCTCAGAATTTACCGGCCCAATCTGCGGCGCCTCATGGATCGGCGGCATCCCTCTCGATGGTCAGCACGACAGAAAATGCCTCAGATGCCAACGACTCATCCGCGGCATCCAAACCGCGCCCTGGCCGGCCGGCAACTCCACGGCCAAAGCCTCGTCCTCGCCCGATCCCGTATCGAGCGCCTGGCACGCCGCTGGCTAATCGTCGCTGGGAAGCAGTCGCCCAACTCGTCGCCCCGGGCAACATTTCCGCCGGCGCCGCATACGGCCGGGTTTACACCAATACCACCACCGCACCATGGGATGGTCCTAGATTGCTCAAAAAGCCTCAAATTGCAGAACGAATACAAGAACTACAACGAGAACAGGCGCTAGAATCACACCTCGACCGCGTTGCTCTGCGCAAGTGGTGCGAGCGTCTGATCAGTGCCGTTCCCGCGGATGCCCATGTGGGAAGCGATATCTGCGAAATGGCTCCGGGTCCGGGCAGGATCGGCATGGTCCCTGTCCTCTGTTCGAAACTCGGTGCCATCGACCGCCTCACCAAGCTATGCGGCTGGAACGAACCAGAGAAACACGAGCACGACGGTCGTGTCGTCATCGAAATCCGCAAGTTATGACCTTGGCGAAACAAAAAATCAATATCGAGGACTACGCTGAATGGGAATACGCCGACTGCAACCATACGGCGTCGAACGGCAAAACGTATCACTTCCAAATCTACCGTAGCGACTACTCGGTAGCGTGGAGATGCCAGATTACTGGGGAAGGCAATGGACTAAATCATCATCCACCTCCGCATGTGAGCGCGGCAGGGGCAAAAAAGAACGCGATAAAATTCCTTGAGGCTGCGCTGAAAGAACGAGGGGCGCTAAATGCAATCGATCGCTGACCTATGACCTTGGCAGGCGCGTCTGTGAGTTAGCGATAACTGGACGAGGCTGGTACGCCCCACGGTGACGGTCAAGCCCGGCCGCCATGACCTCGCAGGCGCGCCTCCCGCGGTCCTTGCGCGAAATAGGACTTTGGTCCTATGCTGAACACCAGTGGTCATTCAAGTCCCACATCGATTCACGCCGCGCGACTACCAATTGCCAGTCTGGCGCGCCATGGATACCCACAAACGCGCGCTCTGCGTCTGGCACCGCCGCGCCGGGAAAGACAAGTTGTTCCTCAATAAGCTGTTGGTCCGCGCGTGCGAGACGATGGCGAACTATGCGTACTATTTCCCCACCGCCCGGCTCGGCCGGCGCGCGCTCTGGGAGAACGTCGATGTGGCCAACAAGATGCGCGTCATCGATCACATCCCGCGCGAACTGCTGGCCAAAGAGCCGAACCAAACCGAGATGAAAATCTCGCTCATCAATGGCTCGACGATCCAGGTATTCGGGACTGACAACCTGGACGTGGTCGGCGGTAACTTCTTTGGTGTCGCGTTCTCGGAATACGCCCTGCAAAACCCACTCGCATGGGACCTAACTCGCCCGATCCTCGCGGAGAATGGCGGTTTCGCCTGGTTCAACGCCACGCCACGCGGCGAAAACCATCTTTATGACATGCTGACGATGGCGCAGAGCGACCCTGATTGGTTCGCGCAGGTGCTTACCGTCGATGATACCGGGGCCATCAGTTTGGCCGACATCGAAGCCGAGCGGCGCCAAGGGATGAGCGATGCCCTGATCCGCCAAGAGTTTTGGTGCGACTTCACCAGTGCTAACGAAAATGCTATTTATGGCAGATTCATGAGCGCGGCGCTCGCCGAGGGGCGGATCGGAGAATTCGTGGTCGATGGGCGGGTGCCTGTCCACACTTCCTGGGATCTGGGGAGCCCGCAAAACACGGTGGTGTGGTACTGGCAGCGCCTCCCGTTTGGGGTAACCCGTTTCATCGACTGCGATTATGGGCTAAACCTGACGCTGGCCGAACGCGTCCACCACATGCGCCAAAAGGGATACAACTACGGGATCCACTACCTGCCTCACGATGCGAAGCAAACCGCCCGAACCGGCCGGACGTTCGAGCAAGACGCGCGCGAGGCGCAGCTCGGCCGGATGCTCATTGTTCCCCAGGTCGCGGACGTGTGGAACGGGATCAACCATGCCGCGAGCCTGTTCGGCACGTTCGAGTTTCGCCTGCCTGCGTGCGAGGTCGGGGTCCGCGGGCTCAAGAGCTACGAGAGCGCGCCGGCGAACAAGCAGGGGATCGAGCGCCGCGATCCCCTGGCAACCTGGGCTGCGCATGTCGCGGACGCGCTGCGGACGATGGCCGAGGCGGATGTGAACGGGCTGATCCCGCGCTATGAAACCGGCGAGCAGGAGCGCGCCAGGCCGCAGCGTGCGATCATGGGAACCAGAATGGACTGGTGAAGTTGTCGCCGCCGCTTGCCCGGGCCCTGGGCGTGTATGAGAGCGAGCCGTGCGCTAGGTCGTTCGAGGAGGATCTGTGGCACCACCTCATGCACGGGTACGTTGTCTCGACACCTGAAGCATTCGCCATGGTTCGCATCGTCTGGCGGCATTGGCCGCTGGACGTGCTGCGCCAACCATGGCACGCAGACGAGCAGGGCGACGCCTGGCTGATCTGGCTCTTGGCGGGCGATATGTCGGTTGCTGCACGGTGGCTGCCGGTCCCAAAACCGTGGATCGGGTTCGAGCGCAAAAACAAGATGAGGTTTTATCGTTCGTCGCGGTTTCTCCCGTTCCGGGCGGTGTAGGCACACTTCCGCCGCCACAGGGAGGGGATCAGACGCGGTTTCTAATCCCCCCCTGAAGTGAACATCCACAATCCGCTCATTACCAACGGGGGAACATGTTGGCAAAACTTTAGAACACATCCGCAACATGCGCGGCTGGATTTGAGCACTGAGTGGGTGCCCTGAAAATCCCAAACTGCCATTGGCGATTTAGGCACATGGGCCGGTTGCAATTCTCCACTTGCTTTTCAGGGCGCGATTTCCCCCCGTTCCTTCGCCATGACACATTCATGCGATGGGCCATACTTCGAGCCGGGCCTGATCGGGGCCAACGGGCGCCTTGCTCGACTTCATAAAGGGGCGAACCAGGAGGCGGCGCTGCGTGAGCAACGCCTTGGGCGCGAGCTTTCTGCCAAGCAGCACGCTGAATCGATGCAGCTCGCCCGCCAGCAAATGGAAATGTCCAAGCAGATCGAGATTCCCGAGTACAAGCCACCGTCGCCGCCGACCTCGGTCGGAGTTGACGCCATCGAGGCGGGTCGGGATTACCGACGAAACACGCGCCGCCGGTTCGGTGCTGGGCGCAGTGTCTTCGCGGGCGAATCGCCGAAGTACCAGCGGCCGGCGCTCGGTGGGGCGGTGCAACTCGCAGCGTAAATGGACACGTCCCCCGATGGGTTGATCCGGCGCAACCAGCGTCTGCGCGAAGAGGCGGCGGGCATGGTCGCGCTGTGGAACGAGTGTGGGAACATGTGCGTGACGCGCAAGGTCCAGGCGCTCAACTACGGGGTGAACCGCCAGGATACGGCGATCGGGACCGGCTACACGCCAGACCTGCGGGTGATGAACACGGTGGCAAGCGAGTCCAACAGTGTGCTCGCGGCTGGCTGCGTGTCATGGATCACGCCGGCGGATTCGCCCTGGTTTACCTGGAAGCCGCCGTTCCAGCTCGAGGGCTCAGACGCGGTGACAACCTGGCTGCACCGGTGCGCTGAGATCGCGCAGTATTGGCTCCAGGCGAGCAACTTCTATAGCAAGATTCACGAGGTCTTCCTCGATCGCTCGTGCTTCGGAACTGCGTGTCTGTGGGCCGAAGGTGGGATGGAATCGCCTGTCTTTTTCCGGTCGTTCGATGTCGGGAGTTTCTGCCTTGCCGAAAACTCCGAGGGGCGCGTGAACTCGGTTTTCCGCGAATTGGAGTACACGGCGGACCAAGCGATGGAAGCGTTCCCGGTGGTGCCGGAGATCGTGCGCAACGATTATGATCGGAACCCGACGAAGCGGCACCGGTTCCTCCATGCGGTTTACGAGCGCGACGAGAAGGAACGCGGCGGACCTGGACCGTCGCAGATGCGGTTCGCTTCGTGTTACCTGCACGAGGCTTCGAAAACGAAGTGCAAGGAGGAAGGGTATGAGGCAAACCCGGCATTCGGGACGCGCTATCTGCGGTGGTCCGAGGCGAGCGTTTACGGCGCGTCCCCAGCGATGCAGGCGCTCGCTGAGATCCGCGGCGTGAATTACCTCGAGATGCTGGTGAGCACGATGGCCGAGGTGACCGTGAACCCGCGGATCATCATGCCGCAGAGCATGCAAGGCGTGCCGGATCTGCGGGCGGGCGGCCTGACGATGGGCGGGATAAGCCGCGACACTCACCCGCAAGAATGGCTCACGGGGGGTCGGATCGACTTTGGATTGGAGCTGATCAAACGGAAGGAAGAGATGATCCGCGAGATTTTCCACCGCTCGCTCTTCGACCAGTTTGCACTGCTCGATCGCCAGATCACTGCGACTGAGGTCAGGGCGCGCGAGGCGGAAAAGCTGGCGCGGTTTAGTCCCGCCTTCACTCTGCTTGTCACTGAGATCATCAACCCTGTGCTCGAGCGCGTCTTTATGCTGCTCTTCCGCGCCGGGAAATTTCCTGCGCCGCCGCAGGAGGCGCTCGTGCGTAACAGCATGGGTGAAATGGTGATGATGTTTCCACAAGCGGTCCAGACGTCCCGAATGGCGCTCGCACTCCAGGCGCTCAAGAAGGCCGCATTTGGCTCGATGCTCGAACTTTGGTCGCCGTATATCGTAGCGACCCAGAGCGCCGCCGTGATGGACAACCTGGACGAGGACGCGGCATTTCGCGACCTGACCCGCGGCGACGGGATGCCCTCGATGTATCTGCGCGATAGCGAGGCGGTCGCAGCCTACCGGGCGGCCCGGGCGCAGGCGCAACAGGCAGCGGAACAGGCGGCGCAGCAGCAGGAGATGGTGCAGCAGGCGATGAAGTCGCAGCCGATCGCCGAGGCCGGGGTCGAGGCGGTCCAAAAACTAGCCGCATGATGACGTGTTTCGAGGACCGCGCACTACAGACCGAAGCAGTCCGCCGGCAATTTGCCGAGGATTGCGCCGAGATATTCGGCGGCGACGCCGGGGCCCGGGTGCTCACCAGGCTGTGCGCTGGCCAGCATCCGCTTTTCCACCCGCCTGCGATGGGGGATCACCTGCACGGCAACGCTGAAGTGGTCGCCATGCTGTGGCGGTATGCATCGAATCAGAACACCTTCCCGATCGAAACCCAAAACCCGCAAACGAGCCATGAGCACGCAACCAACGCCGAAGCATCCTGAAAAGAACATCCACGGGCAAAAATCGTCGCCCTGGGCAACCAAAGAGAGTGGAGAGGACCCGGAGACGACCGAAACGACCGAAACGGGCGAGCCGGCGGCGGACCCGGATCCTGAACCGAAGCAGGACCCGTATCTCGGGGCCAAGGACCCTGCGTGGATCGCTTGGCACGAGCGGCACCCGGAGGGAACGGAGAAGGGGAAGGGAAAGGGCAAGGGGAAAGCGCCGGCGGCGCCCGCCACTCCAGCGACGGAGGAAACTGAAACCGCATGAGCCCAGTCGCAGAACCACCACCGTCCGCACCACCACCGTCGTCAGCGCCAGCGCCGGCTGCACCAGCAGTCGGCGGCGCAGCGGCGTCGCCAGTCCCCGCTAGCCAGCAGCCGTCGAGTATTCCGCCGGCCGAGGCGCCGTGGAATTCATCGATCATCACGCCCGAGGGCAAGTTTATCCCTGGGTGGCAGGATCGCCTGCCCGCGGAGTTCGAGGAGGACCGCGCAATGCTCGCGCAGTTCGGCGACTTGAAGTCGGTGGCGCGGGTGATGAAAGACAACATGGCGGCCGCCCGGCAGAAGACCGATGGCATGGTCAAAGTGCCAGGAGCCGAGGCGACGCCGGAAGAATGGACGGCATTCAACAAGTCGATCGGCGTGCCGGAGCGGGCGGCCGACTACGGGCTGAAGCCGCCGGACAAATTTCCCGAGGGAGTCGGGGATGATCCGAAACTGCGAGAGGCATTCGCGCAGGAGGCGGTCAAACTTGGACTGACGCCGAAACAGGCTCACGGGTTGCAAGAGTTCCAAGTGCGGATGGTGGGTGAGCAGGCGCGAGCAAATCGCGATGCGGTGGCGGCGGCGCTCGTCGCGGAGAAGGCTGAGTTGCGAGCTACTTTCGGTGATGCGGTCGAGAGGTCGGTGGACCTGGCACAGCGGGTCGCGCGGACCAAGGGCGTTGACCCAGCGTACTTTGATCCTCAGTCGGACAAGTTCTGGGGAGTCGAGGCGCTTTCACTGGTGGCGCGTCTGGGCGTCGACGTTGGCGAGGGGCACCTGGTGTCGGGCGCAGCGGTTAAGAACCTGTCGCAGGCGGCATGGGCCAAGGACATCGCGACGAACAAGAATAATCCACTCTACAAGCAGTTCCAGGAGGGGGACCCGGAGATTCAGGCTCAGGTAAGACGCGGATATGCAAGCGGGACGTAAAATTTCCGCTTGCAATTCGGGGGGTGATTTCCCCCCATGCCGGTGTGCGGGAGCCTCGTCCGAGCTTACTCCACCCACGCACCGCTGAAGCCATCGGCCCTTAACCGGCCTACCGAGAGCAGAACGCGTTCACAAGAACCGTCAGCCTTTCGTAAAAATGAGCTTCTCAGATACCACATACACCATCCCGGAACACTATCCGCGGCAGTTCTCGGATCAATTTGCGCACCAGATCCAGCAGACCGAGGGGCGCTTTGTAAACGCGGGGATCATCGATCCATCGTGGACCGCCAAGGAAAAGGTTTACCGCGACTTGAGCCAGAACACCTGGATGCGTGACGACACACGATTCGGTGCGACGGTCGCGCGCGAATCGCTGGCTAGCTTCCGCAAGGCCTGGAAGAAAAAGATCCATGCCGAGCCGATTAAGTTCGACCAGTGGGACCAGGCGTTGCTCGACCATATCGTCCTGCCCTCCTCCCAGGAAATGCAGGCGATGATGTATGGCTACGAGCGGGCGCGAGATGACTTGTTCATCGAAGCATGCAGTGAGGATGCGCTGGGCGGGAAAGATCCTTACAACACGGCGATCCCGTTCCCGAATTCACAGGTCATTCCGGTCAATGCGGTCAAGCCTGGGGCGACTGCCGGTGCAAACCTCGGGCTGACGATTTGGAAACTGCTGCTCGCCAAGCAGCGGTTCGAGAACCTGAACATCAACCTTGACCGCGAGGAAGTCTGCCTGGCGATGTCGCCGGACGAAAAGCTCGACCTCGCGCTCACGGTGGAAGTCTCGCCGAACGACGTGTGGGCGAACTTGATTGGCGACTGGTTCAAGGAGGACGCTCGAGGCAATGCGCAGGCCCGGCTGCTTGGGATCTTCAAGGTGATCACGACCACGAGGCTGCCGAACCCGCAGCCGACCGACATCCGAACCTGCTATGCGTTCTGTCGGTCGGCATTCGTTGTTTCGCCTGCGAGCGAAGTAAAGAGCTCGATGGACCGGGTTCCGACGCAACGGAACATGCTCCTGATTCAGGGATCGGCGATGGTCGGGATCGGTCGCCGCTACGACGAGCGAATCATTGCCATCCCATGCGATCGGTCGCCATAGCAAGACACAAGAACCAGAAACCCAACTTCACCAAAATCAGTTATGGCTACTTACTATTCAACAGAGGAAGCAAAAGTGCGGGCGACGAGTTCTCTCGCATCGTCATTGGACCGCACCGGGTTGCAGCTTGTGCGGCGGACGGCCGTCTTCCATTACACGCCGGCGGCGACCGAAGTGAACACTGAGTACCTCGTGCTCGGGTCGCTTGGGATTGATGACGCCCGGATCGTTCCAAGTGCGAGCATCCTTCGGTTTACCGGGACCGGCACAATTGACGCGAAATTCACGCTCAAGAAGCTCAGCACGGCTGCGGTGCAGACGACGATCAGTGCGGCAACCGCAACGGTCGCGGCGCTCACCGCGCCGGTTGTTCTGGCGGCGCCAGTCGCCGCGGGGGACTTGGTGGTGCTCGACCAGAGCGACAAGCTGATCCTGACGTTCACAACCGGGGCATCGGCAGTGACGCTCCCGATAACGATGGGGATCATCGCTGAGATCGCGTATGACGCGCCGGCCTAAGCCATGAAAGCAGCATGGGATCCACGCAAACAGAGCTCGCAAACGTGGCACTCGGCCACCTGGGCGAAGCGCGGATCCTAAACATCGATGAGCAGTCGCCGCAGGCAGAACATTGCCGGCGGATGTGGAATCTGACGCGCGACGGCCTGCTGCGACAACGGCACTGGAACTTCGCGCTTAGCCTGGCGTTCCTGTCACCGCTGGCGAACGCACCGGCGTTCGGCTGGGGGTGGGCTTATCAATTGCCCGAGGATTATCTGCTGGCGGTCGAGTTGAACTGCCGGCGGGGCGGCACGAGTGAAGCGCGGTTCGAGATCATCGGGAATCAACTTCACTGCGCAGATGCCGAGGCTCGCCTTCAGTATGTTCGACGCGTGGAACAGACGTCGCTCTGGGACGCCGCTTTCTGCGAGGCTTTTTGCCTGAAGCTCGCGTCCGCAATCGCGCCATCTATCACTGCGGCGCCTGGTCTTGCGGGGGACCTGCGGGTCGAGGCCGAGCGGGTGATGGTCAAGGCATTTGGGCCGGACAACCTCGAGACGCGCCCGCGTGCGGTGTTGGCGCAATCGGCCAGCGGCTACCTTAACGCGCGCTTTGGTTATTCGATTTACCCTCCGGATGGAACGAGCACCGGACCAGTGAAGACACCACCGGCGCCAAAACCACCCGTGATCCCGCCGCCGGTGGTTCCGCCGGCAAAGATAGAATTGGTGACTGGAAGCGACGGGTCCGAGTACGAAAAAATTACCTTCTCGGACGGGTCGATCAGGTACCAAGCGGTCTATTCCTCTCTCCCGTGACGCGCGCCGCCATCGCATTCCTGTTGCTGGTCGGCTTGGCATCCGCCGATCAGATCCGCATCGATTGGCGAGATGGCACAACGGGCAACTACGCTCCCATTCCGCTCACCACGGTTCCCAACAACGTCCTGACGTTTGACACCAATGGCAACCCGATCATCGGGCCGGCGGCGGCGGGCGGCGTGACCGACGGCGATAAGGGGGGAATCACGGTGGCCGGCAGTGGCGCGACCTGGACGGTTAATCCGGGGCACATCACGCTGGCGCGGATGGCGAACCTCGCGCAGGGGATGATTATCGGCCGAGCGACGGGAGGACTTGGCGTGCCGGAGGCGATCACGTTGGGGGCGGACTTCAATCTGACGGGCACGGCCCTCGGGCTTGCCGTGGCGCCGCAGCCGCTCAACGCGAACCTCACCGACCTGGCCGGGCTCACCGCGGCACAGGGGGACATCGTGATCGGCAATGGGGCCGGCGACTGGACGAAACTGACCAAGGGCACGGCCCTCCAGGTGCTGCGGATGAATGCGGGGGCGACGCTGCCAGAATGGGCGGCCGCGGCCGCCGGCGGCATCGCCGCGGGCGACTCACCCACTTGGACCGGCGCCCACACCTTCACCCGCGCAGGCGCGGCATCTGCCCCGACGATCTCGCTCACCGGCCTGCCCTTCACTGGCGGTGATGCCACCACGACCAAGCCGCTCCTCCTCATCGAGCCGACCGGCACCACGTCCACCGGCTGGGGGACGACAGGAACGATGCTCGGGGTGAACGCGGCGAGTGGGTTCGCAGGGAATCTGATTGATGCTCAGTTGAATGGAGCAGCGCGGTTCAGAGTGAACTCTGCCGGTGCTGTTCTTGTTCCTGCGGGTACTAATGCTCTCCCATCTGTTGCCATGGGCGTGGCGAATACCGGTTTCTGGAGTGCGTCACCAAACTTTGTCTCATGTTCTTCCAACGGAACCGAGGCTTGGGTTCTTCATTCTTCCTCTGGCGGCTATAGACTTCTCAGCTCCATGCCATTCGGCTGGGCAAGTGGTAGTCCTTCTGGAACACTAATGGATGCCGGATGGGCGCGTCTCGGCGCCGCGAACATCCGCCAGGGACTCGTGCCCTCCGCTACCCCCGTCGCCCAAACCTTCACCCTCGGCGAAGCATCCAGACCGGGGACAGACTCAAATGTCGCAGGAGCTAATGGCACTTTGCAAAGCGGCCTCGGCACCGGCACCGGCACCGCCTCCTCGCTGGTGTTCCAGACGCCGACGGTCGCGGCGAGCGGGAGCACGGTGCAGACGCAGACAACGCGCCTCACCCTAGCGGCCGCGGGGGCGACATTTGCCACGCCTGTCCTGCTGCCACAAATGACCAAGACCGCACGCAATGCCCTGACCGCTGTGAACGGCATGATGATCTACCAGAGCGATAGCACACCCGGTCTGCGAGTTTATGAAAATGGTGCCTGGGTAAAGTACACATCCACGGCAGATCCATGAGCCTCTCACCCAACATGCCGCCACGTTTTGCGGCGAACGATGTCATTTACGACGCCCCAAGAGATATTGAATTGAACTGCGATCTTTCTTTGGACCACTCCGTTCATCGCACACAGCCGCCGGATTTCCCGCACATCGGTTTCTGTGAGTTTTGCATGCCCTTGGCGTTCGCCACGAGCGATTCGATCTGGACGTGTATGAGATCCATGCTTCGCGCCGCTCGCAACTCTGCCTTTTCTCACGCAATCGGCGTGGTTCTCTTGCGTAGTCCCAATAAAAAGGTGCTGCGGGTTAACGCACAAGGGCACATCGCAACGGTGACAAACGCAGAGTCCCGAAGGAATCTCTCCGAAATGGATCTGCCAACTCAGGCGGTGCGCCCCAATAAATCGCTTACGAATAGAAGCCTGTCCGTATCCCCAGTTCGTTTTGCAGCCGATCCACAACCAGCATTCCTCTGGCGCGCGTTTCGCAACGTTACCCCAAAAGTAGGTCTCGACCTTGGGCGTGACTTGAGGCAGAAGGCTGCCAGCCGATTCCGTTCTCATACAGCGGTTTGGGTTAGGGCGCTCGGGCTGCTGAAACAGTCCCTGCGCCCGCTTTTTTATTCGGTTCAGCCATGAAAGGCAACGCCAAAACCTCAATCCCTAACACAAAGTGAACATAAGTTTCGACATCACTCCACTCCAAGAAGAAGCCGCGCTCGCGATCCTGGCCAAGCGTCAAGAAACCGATCCCGGTCTCACAATAGAGAATCTCTTCAAAAAGGAGGCGCTCTACGCATTGGGGCTCACGCGCGCCCAACTCGCCGAGAAGAAGAAGCAGGAGACCAAGGACAAGCTGGAAACGCTGTCCGAGGCGGATCTCGAAGATGTGAAAAACTACATCGAGAGCAAGCCGCAACCCACTCAACTGCCCGCATAACATGCCAACCTATGCGGCGACTTCCCGAGGTAACAAACCTGATCTCCCCGCCTGGCGCTGTCGTCGTCGGGGGGGCGGAGGAAGAGCAGATTGTCTCGGTGACCGGGGATCTTGCCACCGTGTTGATCGATGGGGTCGCTTCCTACTGGGTGGTCTGGAGCAGTGCGCCGTACAGCGGGACCATGAGCGGCATCTTTTCGCCGGCGGTCGCGGGTGGCATCGCTTCGATGATCATTTCTGGGGTCAGTTTTTCCTCGGTTGTTACGCCTACCATTCCGGCGGTCGGGACCACGGCAATGGTCACGGTGGATGGCGGCATTGGTAGCTTCACTCTCTCCGCAGTCGATCACAGCTTTCCGGTCTTTCCATTCTTACCATGAGCAGCACAGG